CAAATCTAGGCGAACAAACTGTGCACAACTGGGAAGTATACAATGATATTGATGATCCCAGGAACTACGACGATTTTGGATATCAGCAACGATATGCCGAATACAAATATAAGCCGTCGCGTGTAGCTGGTGACTTCCGAGATACTTTAGACTTCTACCATATGGGCAGGAAATTCGAGGATAGGCCAGTACTTAACAATGACTTCGTAAAAGCAGATCCAACGCAAAGAATATTTGCAGTTACGGATGAAGACGAGGACAAACTATATTGTCAGGTGCTAAATAAAGTAAGTGCGTTGCGACCAATGCCAATATTAAGCACTCCGACAATCTAACTGGGCATTGACAGCCCATGCACTTGTGCCATTACTGAAAAAAAAAACATATCTAACTCAAGCCGTTGGCGGAGCCGAGCGACCGCGTGCATCGCGGTGTTCGCTCTTACGGCCACTCTAACGAGCTGTAGCGTAACGTATACGAACATGACAAAGAAAAAATTAACAGTACAGAAAAAACCAAGACTTAATACCTGGTTTAATAGGGATGTATCACATAGATACGAAAAAGTTAATGACACGATTTCATTAACTCAACCCAATGATGCATATACCATCAAACAATTATTTGAGAGATTCAGTCAAGGAATACCCTTACCAACTCCGCAGGATGAGTATTATGATTCCGATGTAGATCACGATATCATAAGCATTGATGAGTTCAACAAATTAGATCCTGCGGAACAATTACAATTCATAGAATATCATTCCGAAATACTAGAGGAATACAAAGATGGATTGAAGAAGCAAAATAAGGACGCTGAAGAAGCGGAGCATAAGAATGAAGGCGAAGCGCACGAAAAGGACGAAAGTGCTATCAAGCCATCTAAAGAGCCTAAATAAAATACAATTTGGCTCTGCCAGAGTTCTACTTGATGAACTCTGGCTACATTGCAGAAAACGGACATCGCTTTTAGAAGCAATACCAAGAAAAATACAATTTTAAACTAGAGAATTATGTCAGCTATATTAGCATCAGCAGCAGGTGGATTACTAAACATAGGAAGTTCTATCCTAGGAAACAGGTACGCTAAAAAACGAGATGAAAGACAATTTCAACACAACAAAGAAATGTCAGATCTTGCCTGGAATAGAGAACTTGAACAATGGAAACGAGCGAACGAGTATAACGCACCAGTAAATCAAATGGCAAGACTGAGAGAAGCAGGATTAAACCCTGCAATGATATACGGATCCGGTGGAGCTAAAACTCAGGCATCAACGTCTCCAAAATATCAAGCACCCCGAGCAGATTATAGATCCGAACTCGCACTACCACTAACAGGATTGGTTAACCAGTACCAGGACTTTAGAATGAAAAACGCACAAATAGATTTGCTTAAGGCACAACAAAAAACTGCTGAAGCTGAAGCAAGTGCAGCACCACGTTATTACGATTATAGAGCTTACGGAACTGCGAAGTCAGCACAAAGAAGGGCATACGACTTAGGATTACAACTTGGAACTGGTCAATTCATTGACATGAAAGGAAATAAATTCAGGTACGCTAAAACTCCTGGAGCTAAAAAATATGCTTACCAATTACAAGGAATGGATGCTATCAATAGAGCTCGAGAAGTACAGATACAAAGCATATCAAAAAGGAATGAACTCCTAGATAAAGATATACAGTACTACCTAGCAAACAGATTCGGAACCGCAGTAACTAACATAGTAGGCAAAGGAATAGGCGCAGCAATGAAAGGTGTAAAATCACTTAGAGGCGCAAAAAAATTCGTTCCCAGGCAGTCAAACAGTAGCTGGCAAAACTACAAACGATTAGACCCTGTTACAGGAGAGATTTGGTAATCTCATAAAATTTATACAATATTTGTGTATGGAATTCCTATACATACACTATTTAGTCTTTCTCGCACTAGGTGCGGGAATGGCTTTTTTTATTATTTATATTATTTACTTTAACTCTAAAGATGTAGAAAAATGGCATTTAGAAAAAGATCACGAAGAGGATATAGATCCTTACACAAACGTAAGTATGGATTTAAAAGACGTTCATCTAGGTATAAGTCTAGACGACGAAAAAGAAGTTCAAGACCCATACTCGCATCCCGAGGCGGAATCAGGCTGTAATAAAAATGGATGACATGTGTATAGCACCATTAAACTTAAAAGATCGTACAGTAGCATGCGGTCAATGCAAAGCATGTCTGAGAAAAAAAGCAGCGGACTGGTCAGTAAGAATAGAGCATGAACAAAAAAGTGCCAAAAGTGCTGCATTCCTCACACTCACATACAACGATGAAAATGTACCGTGGATAGATTCTGAGGATAGTGATTATCCAGTAACTACCCTTGTGAAGAAGGATTTACAGTTATTCATAAAAAGGATTAAAGCTGCAAACAGTTACTACCTGGAACGTGAAAAAATAGATTGGCCAAAAGTAGCTTATTTCGCTACAGGTGAGTATGGCGGGAAAACTCGCCGTGCTCACTATCATATGATTATATTTAACATCCATAAAAACATTATGTATAATGTCTCGAAATATTGGAATAAAGGTTTCGTCAAAGTGGGAACGGTCAGAGGATCAAGTATTCAATACGTATCAAATTACATGCTGTTTAAAAATATCGACCGATTGCAAGGTCAAGCTAGGCCGTTTACCCTTTCTTCAAATTTTCTTGGTGCTGAATATGTGGCCGAAAACTTCTATTACCATTACAATTCGGGAGACTATAAACTCAAAAAAAGGAACAAAAAAAGAAATCTTCCAAGATACTATTCCGATAAACTTTTCGATGAAGAAAAAAAAGAGGATGTTAACCTGAAAAAATCTGAGGAGTTTAACGAGTATCAAAAAGAAATGGAGAAAGAAGCAATTGAAAAAGATCCATTAGATCCACATGGATATATGATACAAAAAAGAAAACACAAAGAGGAAATATTATTTTATCGAACTAAAAGAAAACATAGAAAGTTATGAACGTATTTAAGCAAGTAAGAGGATCAAAGCCAAAAAGGAACAAATTTGATCTAACCCATGATGTAAAAATGTCGCTAAATATGGGCGACTTAATACCATTCTTCTGGGAAGAAGTAAACCCATCTGAATCATTCAAATGTCAATCAGAGATATTTATGAGAATGTCTCCAATGATAGCACCATTAATGCATATGGTAAATGTCTACACTCACTTTTACTTTGTACCAAATAGGATTATTTGGAACGAGTGGGAAAAATTCATCACGGCAGGTGAGACAGGAAATGAAGCACCACTACATCCAAACTTAGCTATAGCTGAAGCAACGAAAGATTACTTTCAGAAAAAATCACTTGCTGATTACTTAGGCATTCCCCCAATAGGTGATAATAATTTAACTGGAAACATGGGTATAAATGCACTCCCATTTAGAGCATATACTGAGATCTACAACGAATACTATAGAGACCAGAACCTGGAAGAAAGGATCGAGTACGATAAATCATCTGGTCAAATAGGACAGCACGCAGACATTGCCGTATTAAGAGGCCGAGCATGGGAAAAAGATTATTACACTTCATGCTTACCCTGGGCACAAAGAGGTGGCGACGTAGTTATTCCGACAGCAGCAGGATTCAGGACTGAAGTTCAGGAACTAGACGGTGAGCAAGCAGAAACTGGTGGCTTGCTAAGGACACAATTTATGGCACAACCCGAGAGCCAGGAAGGACGGACAGGTATAGCCATCGATTCATCAGGTGAACCCGTAAATATTGTGAATTCAGTAAATGTAAATGATCTACGTACTTCCGTAAGATTACAGGAATGGCTTGAAAAACAAGCCCGAGGCGGTTCACGATATATAGAAACTATTCTTTCACAATTCGGAATAATGGGCAAAGATTCAAGACTTCAACGCCCCGAAATGATAGGAGGCGGACGTTCCCCTGTTACAATATCTGAAGTACTTCAAACCTCAGAGACCTCAGAAAGTCCGCAAGGTAATATGTCAGGTCATGGAATATCAGTAGGTGTGAATCATGGATTTAAGAAATCATTCACGGAGCATGGCATAGTAATGGGAATAATGTCAATACTACCTAAAACTGCCTACCAGGATGGTTTACATAGATCCTGGAGAAGGTTCGACAATTTGGACTATTATTGGCCAAAGTTTGCAAATCTAGGCGAACAAACTGTGCACAACTGGGAAGTATACAATGATATTGATGATCCCAGGAACTACGACGATTTTGGATATCAGCAACGATATGCCG